CCCTGGTCATTCCTAGCCTCGACTGACCAATGGGTCTGCTTCTCGCCCGGATCGGCGCACAGCGTTAGGATAGCCGGTGATCCGTCCGCCGTGACCTCATCAGGGATCTCGCGCAGCCGGTAGCCGGCGCGCAGCTCAAGGATGGCATCCTCTTTCACGGAGGCAGCGCGGTTCTAGAAGGGCAGCCCTTCGTAGGTATTCCGAAAATCATGGAGCCCTCCGGGGGTGGAGGACTTCTGAAGGAAAAGCTTGGCAAGCTCCCCCCAAGTCATCTGCGGTGAGTAGAGGGCGGAGATGTGGCAGGAGATATGGTCGCGGGGTGCGAGTGGGTTCCCGGCAATCCAGCGGCCAGAGGCCACGAGCTTCCTCTGCATCTCTTGGGGCCAGAGTTCACCGCACTCGCGGCACTGGTAGCAGGCGGTGTCGGCCACGCCGTCCAGATCCCACGCCCCATCCGGACCTCGAAGCTCATCCGACCATTTGACCTGATCGAACTCGAGGTGCTGCTCGGCTCCGCAGTCCGGGCAGGCGACATGGTAGCGGTGCTGGCTCCCGGCCATGAACTGCGACCAGATCGCGCCGGTTTCGACGGTGGGAGTCGATGCCAGGACGCGCTTGCAGATCGTCCGGTAGAAGTTCGTCCTAGCCATGGCAAGCTCGAGGGAGGGAGCCTCGGTCGCGGATGCGTCGGGCCACTTGTCCACCTCGTCACAGAAGAGGTAACGGGTGGGACGGGAGGCGAGGTTGGCCTCGGAGTTGGACCCGACGAGCTTGAGGGTGCAGGACTTGAACTGCATCTCTGTTTTCTTGAAGAGATCGGGGTCGTCAGGCATGACCGGCTTGATGGCCGCGCAGGAGCGCAGCCGGGGGATCAACTCACGCTCGCTCCATGACTTGGCATTCTCAGCGGTCGAGGTGACGTAGAGGATCGGACCGGGATCCTCGGCGACGGCATACTGGATGAGATTCGCCAGCAGGGTGGTCCCTCCGATCTGGGCACTCTTCACGAAGGTGATCTGCCGGATCTTCCTGTCGCCGAACCAGAGGTGAAGCTGGCGGAGGTAGGGGGTGAAGTCACAGGAGAACCGCCCGGGGCGCGGAGAGAAGCGCGGGTCGAGGACGATCTCCCGCTCCGCCCATGTCAGGGGATCAGGTCGCTCCTTTGGCTCCCACATGGAAGCCAGATCGGCCTCAAGCTTCTGGAGTGCCGGTGACATCGGGGGCGGGGGCCTTGGCATTCCAAGGCGCGGAGGCGGATGCGGCGGCCAGCTCGCGGAGGATGGCGACCACCTCGTCGCGGACGATCCCGGCAACATCGGCCTGAGACTCGATCCGTGCCGCCAGCACGTCGGGAAGGTTCTCCATCAGGCCCTTCGCCATGGCCATGTTCCCAAGGATGAACTCCGAGACCTTCGAGACCTCGACCAGCCGACCGGCAGAGGTGGCCAGCTTCAGGTTGTTCTCTGCGACTTGGAGCCAGAGCTTGTGCGCTTCGGAAGCAGACTTCAGCAGGGCACCGAGGGAGTTGAAATTCCCAGCCTCTTCCGTCTTGTCACAGAGGATAGAGAGCCGGGCATGGCGAACGGCTGCGGCATGTTCCGTCTCCTCCTGGGTCATTGGCTTGGCGGCGGACTCAGGACGGGCGAAGGCGAAGGTCGAGTCCTGGGCACGGGACCGGATGAACTCCCTCCATCGGGGGTCGTCCTTCACTCGCCAGTTCCTGACGGCGCGGACGGAGACGGAGTGAGCGGAGGCGCACTCTTCGATGAGCGCGGACTCGTGACGGGAATTCCTCATGGCTTCCGTTCCGTGTCAAAGGAACAGAACGGAACGGGCGCGGAAGGTCGGGAACTAATCGGCTTCCCTAACGTTCCAAGCTAATTCACGCAAAAACAACGCCAGTGCGCCCAACCGCGAGGAGTGAGAGATGGTAAAAGATTCCTTCCGGAGGGGGGTGGGCGAGGACGTTCCGACGCTCATCGTCGATTCCACCCAGTTTCTACTCGAGCGAACGAGAGAAAAACTAGCTGGGGTATAGGAATATCATCGTTACCTTCTATAGAAGATATGTAAGAAGCTATTGGTAAGTGCTTTGATAGGGCCGATGGTGGTGCGGAGAGACCATAGTAAGACCGACGCTCACCATCGGTAAAACACGCCGAATCATAAAAACCCGTCCCCTCCCTCCCGAGATCATTGGCCACTACCGATGCTCACCATCGTTTTTCTTTGGCAATCCAAGGGCGCGGGACGGACGGTGGGATTGAGGCTGATCGGACTGACCCATCTCTCGGATTGCGTCCACCCTACCCATCATATAGGCGGCGAGAAGCAGCTTGGAATCTGGCGATTTAATGGAGGCACATCCTGTCAGGATGAGTGCCAGAAAAAGGAAAACCCTGCGCATGGCCGGTGAGCCTTGCACAGGGTGGAATGTTCCGCCAGTTCCTTCAGCTTACACGCCAGCGGCGATTGTCCTTCCCTCCCACGCGCTCGAGCTTCACCGTCCCAAGCTCCTCACCGAAGCGGAAGACCCGCCCATTGTAGCGCGCAAAGAGCCGCGACATCTTTGCCCTGGCTGAGGTGTAGATCTCGAACTCCTTGGTCTCCCTGTCCACCTTCCCCTTGATCTGCTCCTCGAAGAGGCCACGGTTCCGGCAGATCCAGATCACCTCGTCGAATGTCACTCCCTCACGGGTGCGGAGTTCAAGGCCATCTTGGAAGATCCCCTCGGCCATCGCCTGCACTAGATCGCGCATGTCGGCGGCGTCTGGATCGCCGAAGTCCTCGCTCTCAGGCTTCCGCAGCGGATCACCGAAGCCCGCATTCTCCACGATGCCCCCGATCACCCTACTCCAGTCCTCGAAGCCCACCAACCGCGACGAGCAGGCAGGACGCCCGGCCTTGTCCCAGGACACGATGAGAGACCAGAGAGCCGATAGAATGGCGAATCTCACCTCCGGCCTCGCCAGATACTCAGCCCCCATCGGACGCTCGATCTTGCGCGCCTGCGGGTCTGCCTCCTTTTGGAAGAGATCGATGAAGATCGACCGCCGGGCGATGTCAGAGGATACCTCGGCCTGATTGCTCGTGAACATCAGCATCGTCTGCTTGGCCACCTCATACTTAGCGCTCGAGCCGAGCCGACGCACCGAGACCACCGAGGAAGTCGCGAACTGCTCCAGATAGGCGCTATCCAGCTTGTCCTTCACATTGTCGAAGATCACCGAGTCCGATCCCGCCAGCACCTCCGAGTCGAGCACCTTCTGAAGCTCCTCCCGTTCCTCCGGGAGGGCGCGCATCGCTGCGAACCCCCTCACCGGGATCTCCACCACCATGGCTAGAAGAGACTTGCCTGCCGCTGGGCCATTGGCGTTCCATATAGTCAGCGGCACCTGAGCCTGCTCAGGGAGGAGCGAGACCGCGAAGCGCGTCATCATTGCGGCAATCTGGCAGGAGAGGGATCGCCCACCGTCATCGGCGAATGGGAACTCGTGGAGGAGATCCGTCAGGTAATCGACGGCAGCCGACTTGGGCATCAGGTCGTATGTCATCGGGCCTCCTCTCGCCATTCGTTCTGGGTCGGTGGCTGGGTCGGAACTGGGTCGGGCAACGGGCGGCGGGTGCGGAAGCGGATGCCCCCGAAGCGGCTTACTTTTTCTCCACTTGAACCGATGCTGGTAACCCACCTTTTGCCTATGTTGGAATACCATTCGTCGCCCACTTGCGGTACCTCGTCAGGCAACAGCTCTCGCCAGTCGAGAGCGGGTTCAGTAGTCAAGGATTCCTTAATAACTGGTTCCTCTGGCGGTGTCATAGTTGTTTTGGTCGGTGCGACCTCGTTGTCGGGTGTCTGTGGGTTCATTTGTTGATGGTAGTTTGGAATCCTTCGATGATCCCTGCGTAATGGTGCAGTTGTTGAACTATCGCCTCGGCTTTCTCGGCTCTATCTTTCCAATGCGCGGCCATTTGATCTCCGCGCTTTGCGGCATCCATGACCAGCTCTTTGGCCCTGTTTAGCTCCTCACGGAGCCTCTCGACCTCCTGCTGGCTTGCGGCCAACTGCATCTCTAGGGATTTTATTATCTCCCTGAGTCGGAGTATTTCAGGCCAGACAGATCCACTTTCCGGCGTATCAGTGTCAGTTTTCATTTGTGCGTGTTTGGTTTGGGTTTCTGTTCCTTCTTCTTCCAGTTGATCGCCGCAAAGTTGCGCCGATACTCATTGGAGAAATTATTCCTGGGCGCATCGCCCTTGCCGTTCTCGGCAGTCTTTCGGTTTTCATCCTTCATAATTCAGCCTTCAGCCTTCCCCCTACGCCTCCTTCACGAGGATCTTGGTCTCCTCGTCATAGCCCGCCGTCTGGAGAGTCAGTTCACCAGCGCGGATGATCGGCACCGGGATGCGCGAGATCCGGCGCAGAGGACGTTGCAGGGTGAGGAACTGGTGAGAGGTCAGGCAGGCCTCTGCTTGCATCTTGTTCATCGAGTCGGGCCGCGCCTCATAGGCATCCGAGCCGTCCTCCTTCTTCCATGGCATTTTGACCAGCTTCACCGTGCGCAGATTTTTCTCCGCGTAGGTCCGGAAGCAGGCCGGGGTCAGCGGCTGCATCCGGTCAGTCTTAGGCTCCAGCACCACGGGGAGACCATCTTGGAGAAAGACCCCGTTCCGGCTCATGACCTCACCGATATCGTGGGCAAACTCCGAGAGGATCCTCCCCACCCGGGGAAGCTCGATGTGCGGCAGACCCGGGTCAGTGCCTGGGGTGGGAGAGGGTTCATTGTTTTCAGTCATGTGCGTGTGTTCGTTGAGTCAGTCAAATCTTGGTTTTCTTCAGCCTTCAGCCTTCAGTCTTCAGACCTGCTGCCACCCCTATCGGTGGTGCAGATCGGCCAGAGCCCCCGCATCCCGTCGTAGCTCCGAGGCCATCGGGGTGAATTTCGCATTGCAGGGAGCGTAAAATTCCAGCCTCTCCGCGCAGGCCAGCATCGCCTCCGCATCCTCACCCCACGCCGCAGCCCGAGCCGCCTCCACCGCATCCCTCAGCGCATCGCGGACGGGTGGCCGGTCGATGATCCTCTCACCGAAGGGAGGCCATGGGTTCACATAGAGGAGCTTCTGGAGCGCACCCTTCTCAGGGCGGTATTGCTGAGGCAGCCGAGTCAGCCTCACCGCAGTGAGAGCCTTCGGATCAGCCCCGATCCGGGCGAGAGTCGCCTTCTGAGCGCGAGCCCAGGCGTCCCACTCAGCCTTCGAGGTCGGGCCGGAGAGAGCCGACATCCCAGTGCCACTGCCCGGCACACGGATCAGCGCATGGACAGACCGGCCACCGCTGGAATAGATCGCCGAGACAGGAAGTGTCGTCTTGGCCAGAGCCCCCAGCCAGATGCGAGGATCAGCCTCGTCAGATTCGAGGAGGGCGAACTTCCAGCGCGTCACCGACTCCTCAGAGCGGCGTGATGGCTTCCCCGTGCGAGGGTTCGGGTATTCACGGCCATCGACCGGATTGGCCAGATACCACATCCCCCGGGAGCCACAGGCCGGGATCGGCTCATCAGGCCACAGAGCCTGACCTTGGGAACGGTCATCTGAGAAGATCAGCACCTTCTCGCCCGCATAGAGGAGAGAGAGGAATCCCGACGAGTCGAGCAGGGAGGGGTCGGCATAGGATCGGGCCGCGAACCAATCCAGCCTGGGGCGGAACTCCCCAGCGAGAGCCGCCAGGGCCGCAGGGTCGAACTCCACCGGCTCCGGCTTAGGAAGCGGCTTGTAGTCTTCAGCCTTCAGCCTTCCGCCTTCAGCCTTTCCTTGCAGCAGATAGCCAGAGCCCTTCGAGGAGTGAGAGTTCGCGGCGGATCGCAGCTTATAGGCCAGCTCCCGTTCAGACCATGGAGGAGAGCAGCGCGAGTTATACTCCTGCATCAGGCTCATCGCATCCGATTCGCCCAGGGAGAACCCATGGACCAGAGCACAGGCCACCGCGAAGGTCGCATCATGGCCCCCTGATCCGGCGACCGCCGCATCCATGCGCGAGATATAACGGGAAGCCCGTTCGAGGATCGTCACGCTCATGCGTGGGAGGCTGTTAGCGGTTTAGACTGTAGGCTGTTAGGTTGCAGAAACTCATCCGCTGCCCGATACGCGTTAAGAAGAGCTACAACCTCCTTACCAGTTGGCTCATCCCCGAACATCCTGTGCAGTAGGGCGGAACAAAGGTTCGATAGAAGCTCGCGCAGTTCGCCAGCCATGAATCGCTGCCTCTCTACCTCGGCCTTGGATGCGGCAAGCTCTCGCTGCAATTTGTCAGCGTGCTCCCAGATGGTTCCAGCGGGGTCTTGCCCCTCTGCTATGTGAGCGTTTTTCAGGTCGATGTATTTCTCCTTCCAAGTTCTCCACTCGGCAGCCTTGGTTGCTAATTCAATTAACTCCTTGTGAGTTCGACGACCATCGTCGCCCAGTGCGGCTCGGATCTCTTTGACCTCGGCCTGTGCTTTCTCGCATCGCTCAAGCAAATCTAAAAACGCTTTATGGCGAGACTCTGGAAGCGTTTGCAGCCTCTCGACCTCGGCCTCGGCTTCATCCAGTAATTCGATTGCATCGTATGCGGAAACTGTAACCGCACTTAGTCCGTTGTGTGCGTATCTTAAAGGGTTTGTCTTCCTCCACTCGGTTTCATCTACGATTTCATAGACGACTGTCATGTATCGTTTGGACACAGCATCCGTTCGCGGCGTCTCTGATTCATTTCCTGAGTTCCTGAGTTCCTTATTATTCATAGTTCACAGATCCAGATTGGAAGGTGTAGAGCGCAGGCCGGGCACCTCGAGGGCATCGACTTTGACCCAGATCCCGACACCTCCGGACGAGTCGGCAGGGACCACGCAGACCTGATTGGTCTTGAGATGGATCTGGACCACCTTCATCACACGGCCCGACGACTTCAGGCGCACCAGTTCAGAAATTCTCAAGTTCATCATCCTCCTCATTGACGTATTGGGCCTTGCGGCGGCGGACCGAGCCGAACGAGAAAGTCGAGACACGCTCCATCCCGCGACTTTTGAAGAACTCATCACAGCGGCGCTTGATTTCAGCCTGGGGGATCCTGCCGCATAGCCCTGCCTCATCTCCCGACTTGGAGAGACGCATCAGCTTCCCGTTCATCGTGGCCCAGCCGTCTGCATTCATAGGCGCTTCCTCCGGGACTTCGGTGCATCGAGGGCCATCGACGGGGCGAATCGATCCAGCTCGATCTGAAGCTTCCTGAGCGCCTTCCCGAACTCAGCCAGCTCCTCCTGATTGGAGAAGGAACTCTTGTCGATCACATGACCGGCAGCCGCCCGGATCCGACGGCACTCCGCCTTCAGAGCTTGGATCTCATCGCAGAGATCGAGAACGCCGGAGTCCATTATTTGGCCTCGGTGGAGAGCAGATAGTCGTAGAACTCCACCATCGGGCGCAGCAGTTCACAGGCTTTCTTCCTGTCCTGAGTCGTCCATTTCGGGATCGACGTGTCCATCTTTCGACGCCAGATCGAGAAGCCCTGGTGAAGGCCCTCGATGGTGACGATGGCCGTCCCCTTGCCGAGCCCTTCATTGAGCTTCGGCTTGGCCGTCTCCTCCGTGGAGGGGAGCCCCATCGCCAGTTCAAGCTGGGCCTCGATCTGCGCCTCCGTGTCCTCGACGAACTCCTCGCCGTAGGAGTTCTGACCATACTCGCGCCACTGGCGCATCCAGACCGACGAGCAGCGCTTGGCGACGAGGATCCGGTAGCCCACCTCGAAGTATTCCTGCCCACTCATCACCTCCGGCAGCACAAGGCCGTCCGGTCGGAAATAGCCAGATGGAGTCAGTTCTTGGGGAGAAACATCTCCCTCTGTTTCGATTTCTAATGTCATAAAGTAGGTAGTTAGGCTGAAGACTGTTAGGCTGATGGTTATTCGATCTCGGCAAGGATCTGAGCGAGTTGCCGGGATGAGATCTCGCAGGGTTTGGTGAAGATCACCTTCTTCCCACGGACCTTGTAGAAAGGCTCAGACTCCTGAATTGCAGAGCTGATCCTGAACTCCTCCTTCTTCGACTCCATGTAAGCGCGCTGGGCTCCGATTGAGCGAACCGCTGTCCTATCAAAGACCTGCTTGCACTGAGCCGGGGTGAGATTCTCAGTATCCACCATCAGCGTTTCAGTTCCCTTTTCCGTAACCACCAGAAGCTCCACCTGCCCGTCGATAAGCCGCTTCTGCTCCGAATAAGGGAGCCGGAACAGGTGCTTTGAAGCAGGGAAGTCTGAAATCAGAAGGTTCGGGATGATCTGCTTGCGACCGAGTTGCTCGAAGCGGCCCACAATCTCATCGGTGAGATAGCTCGATGCCTGGGCAATCGACGAGACCGAGAGACCATGCTCGTCGATCAGTCTGACCACCAGCTCACCGGCCTTGCTCCATGCTTCAATACCATTGTTGACCAGCGAGCAGAACTCGGAGACCAACGGGTTCATTTTAATAACATCAGTATTCATTTTTGTGCGTGTTTTTTTTGTTAGTTGGCTAATGCGGCTAACTCTTTCACTCCTAGCCAAGAGCGAAAGAAAGAGACCTCTTTGGAGGAAATGGGCCGCAGCTTCCTGACCCGATTTAGGTGGCGGGATATATACTTCTTGAAGAAAGACTTCTTCGGCTTTTCTTTTTTTTCGTAAAGAAAAGCACGGGGATTTTTCATTCCAATCTGATCGCGTACATTCCACTTAAAAACTAATGGAGGCAAAAAAGTGCCTGAAGGGCGGCGCTTTACTATTACTTGACCCGCAGGTAGCTCTCTATAGAATGTATAGCCACGGCGCACGGCGCGCTTTTTGGGCATCATGTAATCTGTATAACACCCCCTATGTGAGTCTTTTAATGTCTCGTAATCCCATGTAAATGCGAATTCCGGTATCCTTTTAATTCTGAAAATCTGTTCTGAATAATAGTCGTTGTTATTTTTTACCCACGTTTCAAATTGGCCGTGTCCGACCCGCTTGAATAAATAAGGACGCCAGACAACGCCGGTAGTAGGGCAAATGTATGGGCCGTTTTTTACTAAAATCTTATTTATGACGCTAACACCAAGTCCACGACGGAGGTTTATTCTTTCTGTCTCTTTTACAAAATCTGGATACTCAAAAAAGGAATTCTGATTTCTAAATTTCTTCTTATCTTCGGCCAATAAATAC